CCAAGTTGAATGTACCCATCATGAGTGATACATCTGCCGTCGCCAGCATCAACCAAGAACATCATCTTACTACTCATAGGACTTCTTGCTCTGGGTTGAGATTTTTTACGAATTGCACAGGATCCTTTTCTGACTTGTGTACCCAATGGTACTGCATACGTTCATAGATAGGGTTCCATGTTTGCACACAGACATAATCAGTCACGTTGCCTCCAATCATCAGGTTTGTCCTGCTGGAACCAGTCATTAATATCATCCGCACCATCGAACCTTGTGCGGTGATTAGAGGGGTCAGGATCGCCTAGACCCATCTTATTCATGAAATCGTCTATTGTGCCTTCCTGGATGTCCTGAGATGCCTGACGGCGAGCTTGTTTCAACCAATCTCTCGCTGTGGTATGACGCTTTGCAAGTTTCTCTGCCCAGATCATATCATCTAATTTAACTTCCTCCTTGTTAGCGATCTTCTTACAGATAAATTCTAGTCGTAGTCTGTATTGAGTAGATAGCATGTCAGTCTCTAAAATCTAGTTTGAGTTCCAAGTCTTCAAGTCGATGATATTCAGCATGTGCTTTCTCTTGACGATCGCACACAATACTAAGAATATCACCCATAATGATATCGTTGTCCACGTAATCGTCAAGGTACTTATAGACTGCCTCCTTGAGGTATCTGTACCTGTGCCATTCTTGACTGTACGGTTTATAGTTCATAATGAAAAATCATACACAATATTTAGAGACATAAAAAAAGGGCACCCGAAGGTGCCCTGATGGTTATTCAGATCAGAAGGAATACTTCAGACCGACTTTTGCACCATATCCACGGTCGATGTCCTCATCGCCACTACCGACGAAGGAGACTTCACCATATGCACCAAGTGCATCGGTTACAGAAACACCAAGACCTGCCTTGCCTGAAGGAACGGTATCGCTTTCGCCACCGTCAGGGGAGACCAGGGTAGCACCGCCCTGGACGTAGTAGGATGCGCTCTCGCCTAGTGCGCCTTCGTAGCCTACGTGAAGATCTGTGGCAGTTCCGTTGTAATCAGATCCCGTCCAACCAGAATTTGCTTCCACGTTGACGTAGGGACCAGCAAACGCAGCGCCAGCAGAGACAGACAGAGCAGCAGTTGCTGCGAATACAGATTTGATCATTTTAATACCTTTTGTTTACTTGCGGAATGAATACCCGCAGATGAATAGAGACTCGACGTGTCTCGTTGAATATATTATAGCAGAAGACGCTCGATGCGTCAACCAGGTTATGCAAGTAGTTGCGGCACTCGCCTGATTTGCTACAAGAGTAATTTATCAGGGTTAGGTCCAAAAAACAACCCCCCTTGTGCCAGTTTACGATACGGATTTTCGATAGGTGTGATAACTCTAACTTATCAGTTGAGTAGAATGATCGAACCTTTGATGTTGACAGCACCAGAAGCTGTGATGTTTGCAATACCTGCCGCCTTAGCACTAAAGTTCAGTCCTGCATCAACTGTAGCAGAGAGACCTGCCTTAACATCATATGCAAGACCTGCCTTAGCACTAATAAAGTCAGCAGAATCATATGTCTGACCACCAATAGCAGTCTTAACGCTATAAGATGCATCTCTTGCTTTAATGAGTGGTGGTGTTCCTGGTTTACCTGCAACAATATGTTGCTCCACACCACCAATCCATTGCTGATAATCACCCAAAATAGTCCAGTTAATGTGTCCAGTAGACACAATATTCTTAGATCCTCTAGGGTCAAATGTAACTGTAGTATCTTCTGATGTACCAAAGTTCATCTTCTGACCAAGAATAGTTTCTTTATCATTATTGGTAGTTTTTTCAATCTGACCAGCATTCATAATGATAGCACCACCACCCTGAGAACCAGACTGAATATTGACTTGTGTCTTACCAATCAACAATAGTTCTTCTGATGCTTCAATAACAATTTTCTGTGCTCTGATGTATCTGGTGCCACCAGTTGTCTTCTCTACGTAATCACCATAGCATTGCATATTCAACGCTTGATCTTCACCATCATCTCCAGCATTAAATTCTAAGTTTGAACGATGCTCGTGCTTTGCAATATATCCCCATGAGTGAATTTGTAGTTGACCACTACCAGGACCCCTTTCCTTATTTCTTTGTCCTGTAATTAATTTAAGTTGTCCCAGACTATTTTGTACGATTGCACTATCTTCAGGACCCTCAATACGAAGTGCTTTAGATTCACCATCAGGCAGCATCCTCTCATAGATCTCTGAACGAGTCATAGATCCTTTGTACCATGTTCTAAATCTAGGTTGATCAGATAACTCTTGCGATTCATCAGGAGTTGATGATTTCGCAATAGTAGTTGGATATGTAGTAGCGGGTTGTTGTTTAAACATTATGGGCAATCAACGTAGCGACCAGTTCCAATCTTAGTGGAACCAATTCTAGTAAGTTCATTTATATCTAGACATGCTAGAGATGGCAATAGTTTAGCACCATAACCTCCACCACCAACTACAAGAATTTCTGGAAATTCTAGATAAGTGGTAACCCTGTCAAGAACTCTCGCACCAATAAGGAATCCATCATCATTAATAATTGCTTCTGCTACATCAGTTCTACCATCAACATAAATGGTTGGTGGTTCTGTGTAATCAACTCCTGGTCGGATAACAGTAAACGTATCAATAATACATCTCTTATCAGAATTGCCTGGTAAATTAAGTTTATATCCAAAACCAGGACTCTTTACTCTAATTTCAGTTAAGAGTCCATTCTCGTCTAGTAATGCAGTTGCTGTGGCACCAATACCTTCTCCTGTAATAAACACATAAGGAGGTTCTGCCCAAGCATCGCCAGGATTATCAACAGGAATTGTAATAATTCCTCCGTTCTCATCAGTAATAACATCATTAGGATCTACACTAGGGGGATTGAATGGTTCAGTAACTGTTCCTGGTCCATCACCTTCTCCTTCATCTTCAATATCATCACCAAGAATCACAACATCAGCAGCTGCAGCAGTACCATTAACAGTAAATCTCAATATCTCTGCATCTTCTACAACCCCATCATCTTCGATACCAACGGTAACTTTTGCTGTTCCATTATTAATTACAAATTCTCCTACCAAATCGCCACCAATAATATCATCTGATGTAATATCAGAACCAGTTAACGTATAATAGTAGATCCTACCATTAGCAACATTAGTGGTATTGATTGTATATACAATAAATTCTCCTTCTGGACAAGATTCTCTATCTGGTACAACTTGTACAGATTCTGCTAATACAGGATCGTTCTCATCAATACAAACACCATTAACACAAACCTTCCCTTCAGGACAATCACCATCTATAGAGCATAATGTTGTTTCAATACATCTTCCATTAAAACAAACTTGACCATCAGGACAATCTGCATCTAAAGAACATTCTGTTACATCTGGATCTCCAATAATTTCTGGATCTCCAATAGGATCAAATGTTTCAGGAATTTCATATTCTGGATTTTTAGTAGGTCCCGTATATGGATTATATGGTTCAGTTACATTCTTCTCTGTAATTGTACCAACTCCAATAGTTCTGTTGAATTTGATATCAATATCTCTACCCTTTTTAATTGGAGTATTTGTTCTTAAAAGAACATAGAAATTCTCATCTTTTTCTCGTTCTTGTGAGTTGATAGTTCTCACAGAAATATTTTTTACTTTTTCACCAGGAGCAAATCCTAAAATGTCCTTTACAGGCAAATAGTCTTCATTTTCTTTAGCAGATCCTCTATACTTTAGAGTCTTATACTTAACAGACGAGGAGATATCAGTATATCCAGATCGTGTGATAACAAAGTTTGCAATATCTCCTTCTTCTACTGTAACATCAGAAATGCTGTATACAATTCTCTTTTTCTTCTTTATGTCATCGCCTGGATCGCCTGGTTCTTCTCCTGTCTTATCTTCTGGTTCAGGAATATTTCCATCACCACCACCACCTTTAGGAATACCACCTGTAAATCCAATTGTAGTAAATTCTAATGTGTTGCCTTTATATGCATCATCACAAATATACTGATTATAATCAGCACCAGTAGATGGGAATAGATTATCAATACTGGATAATAGATCATCTAAGAAGTCACGTTCTTCTACCTTTTCTGCTCCGTTAGTACAAACCTGCTTCTTCTTGCTACAAGTCCTATCTGGTCCAGAGCAGTTAATACCAAGGAGTTGAAGAACAAAATTAATAGCGCCACCAATAATATTGAGTGGAGCAGCAATTATTCCTAAAATATCATTTAATGGACCAAGAATTTGTCCAAGTAAATCATTCATCAAAGAATTAATCTTTGACATAATACCATTAACTAAAGCATCAATCTGACATGCTATAGACTTATAGATTTGTTGTACATATCCCATCAACAAATCTGTAAGGAATGCTGCTAGGCGATCACCAAGATCTGCCATAGAACAACCAAGATTCTTTAAGATGTTGTTAAAGAACTCAGTAACTGGTGTCAAAGAGTTACCAGTCTCATTTGGAAATAGTAATGCCTTGATTAAGTCTCTAATAGCATTCTGTAATTTTTCAATTATAAATCCTTTTACTTTAGCAACAAACTCCTGAACGACTTTCATCGCTTTGTTAACATAACCTCTTGCCATGTTAACGCCATCCATCAACTGTCCAGTTGATTTACTGACTAAGTAAGTGCCAACATTTCCACCATTATTCTGAACAGCATTCAAAAACTCACCCATGATACCTGTCATTTGAGACATCATATCATCTTCATCACACTTTTCTGCTTTAGTTTGACACCAGTCTTCTGATGCTGCAGCTTTTGGTTTTAATGGTGCTATTTTTTTCTCTGTGAGTGAAACTCTAGGATTACCATCTCCATCTTTAGTACCATCAGATAGTCCACCAGTAGCAGTGTTTTTACCTGTTCCTTTTTGTGTTGGAGCACCATCAGCAGCACCCACTAATTGTGGTATTGCTGTTGTAAATGGTGGGGTGTCTGGTGTTCTCTCGCTGAATACTTTTGTAGCACCAGGAGTCTGACCGATAGAACCCATAATAATGGGTTTTTGTTTTTCGGTGGTATCAATATAAAAACCAACAACCCAACATCCAATCTCTAACTGAGGATGTGCTCCACCCCCATTACCAGGAATGAATGGTACTGTCACGGGCATCATTACATTTGCCCATGGCAAATCTGCCGTATCAAGGAGTTCCTTTTTACCAGGATGATCTCCTACAATACGAACTTTATATCTGTAACCGCCTTTGTTGTTTTTCTCATCAGAAGCGGTTCCTTCAATTTGCCCTACCCACCAATGGAATCCGTCACTACCGATTCTCTGTGTTGGGATGATGTTAGATAGTAACTGGTCCATATTAATTAATCATCATATACTAGACATTCTAGTTCGGATGGATTTTGGTCACAATAAAGCTCAAGTGCAGTTGGATCGTGATGGTCACCTCCTTCGATCTCTGCCTTATGGTGCTCTACATATTCTTCCAAATCATGCAATTCGCCTTCGATATGGCGACGTTGATTAGGAGAGGTCATAGGATTGTCTAAAATCTCTTTGTCTTTTTGGATGTGTTGCTCGATACTTTCCATAAGTTAATACCTCCTTTGTTTATTTAGTTGTGGTTCCGTGATTTGATTCCATGTCCCCATACGAATCTCGCATTAGTCTCAAAGTTGTTGTAAATCTTCCATTTGTTGATTCCGTACTATTATAAGTATGGGTTACTTCTTGGATTAAATAGATTCCGCTGCTTTCTTGATCGTATGGTTCGTCCTGTATTCTAGCACCTGGTGCTTTATTTACAAGTTTTATGTTGATTTTATCACCAGCACAGATCTCTGAGTTGCCAGGAATGACGATAGTTGCCATCTGGTGCTTAAGCAACTCATATCGCATCAGAGATTGTGCTGCAAAATGCTTATGAAAATCGCAAAACTCACTTGGTTTTTCTGATCCATCAGATTCTTCAAATGATGCAATTCCTGGTTCATTATACCATGATTCATGATCCAAAATTTTAGATACAATTCTAGTTGGATAGTCTGCAATAGTTTTACTACCAAAATCTATGAGAGATGGTGTGTTCTGTGATCCAAGATGCTCCATATCACCATATGCATCTTTCAAACTGTAGTCATACTCATGATACTGTCCTGTGGAATGATTGAAGAATATAATACGACTAGAATACTTACCTTTTCTCATAGATCTTAAAACATCAACTTCCGACATAAATGTTGCCTGGGAAATAGTTAATCTATCATCAGCACCATCGCTTTTGTTTGCTGGTTTCTCAATATATGGTCCCCATGTACTATCTGTGTCTTCCTTCAATAAATCATCAACTGCAAAGAAATTAAACCCTCTCTTGTTTTCCCAAAAGAAATAACCAGCAGATCCACCAATCTTTTCTACATCCGAAGAACTATTAGACTTTGATCCTGCTCCACCACCAGATCCAGATCTAACACTTTTAACACAAATAGAAGAAATGAGATCAAATGGTCTTCTATTAGCAGGAAGCAACTTTATACTAAACTGTGTTGGCGATGAGATACTGTTTAGAGTAGTATTGAATACTTTATCTGATGTTAAATTTTCAACAAGAATTTTCTGAATAACTTCTTCTGGTTTTCCATTAATTGGTTTTACCAGTCTCACACATTCATTATTAATTGCTTCTACAGAAATTAGACCTAATGTGAACGACTGAGTTTGGTTTTTTGCATATCTATTTCCTACTTTCCACACGTGCATTACATATTCTTGTGGTTCTTCCGCAGAAGAAGTATCAACCACAATTTTTACTGTCTCACCACCCTGAATGGGTAGATCTGCTAATAATCCAGCACTATCAGCAACTGTTAATGTTGCAGCAACAAATGGACTGGTAATACCTTCAACATATGAGAATGTGTTTACCATCTGTTTTATCTCATACCCATCAGTCTCACCAAGTGCTGCAATAGAGACACTCGTTAAAGAAAAGTCGGTTATATTCTGAAAATTTTCCATTATTATGTTGCTCTAAGGGTCAAGTCTTGTAAGAATCCTGTTCCTGTTTGCTCCATGCCAATACCAGCAGATATACCATTAGGATTAACACCACCACTTTGTTGACCGCCACCATTATAGTAATTATTAATTACCGTTGGTGATCCGCCACCATGCATAGCAGAAGATGCTACTTGTGCTGATGTTGCCATGATAGGTGTTCCAGTTTGTGGCGATGCTGGTGAAGCTGCAACAGGACCAGGACTAGGAGTAGCACTAGTCATCGTGTTTGCTGACATAGCAGACATTCCAGAATTTTGGAACATTTTTGATTTTTGATCTGCTGTTAATGGAGTACCTGGAGTAGAAGGTGATGCATTTGCTGTAGCTTGTGCTTGTCCCCCTGGCATTCTGTATAAAGCACCAACTCCACCATATTCACTATTATATCCTGCTGCTGTGGAACTCCAACTCATCGATGCGTTACTGGAAGAATTGGACAAAATCATCTGATTATCAGTTGCAACACCAATATGTGCTTGTGGTGGAGACTTCTGATCCTTCATGACAAATATATCACCAGGTTGTTGCTGACTATATGGAATTTGCTGCCAACCAGCCTTAATCATATCTCTCTCAGCATCAGGAACATACTCTGATGATCCCCAAGGTGGCGTAATTCCTGCTCTTTTGAATACTTTGTTTACAGCATAAACACAACCATTACCACCACCATCAGGACCATCTGCTGTGCTCATACCCTTCAATTGATTTGCTGCAGCTGCAAGGTTTCCAGCAGCACCAGGAGAACCAGGACCCTGACCAGGAGAAACTTGAGCTAGTGATCCTACTTTACCTTTTGATCCTTGATCGAAGAAGAAGTTTCCACCTGCTCCCCTATTATAACGATCCGCTGGTAAACCATCACTATATCCTCTAAAGGATACCATAGATCCAATATCTTTAGCAGATGTTTGAGATAATGATCCACCAGATTTAAAGTCTTGTAATACTTTTGATGCATCAGATGCCGAACCACCACCAAATAGTTTTTGCAAAGCAGCTAATCCATCTGGTTGAGAAGCAATCTCAAGTAGTTTTTTCTTTCTTTCCGCTACATTACTACCTAATGCCGATGTAATATGACCATACTTTTTAGCTGCTGCACTATCTGCACTA